ACCTCTCGTTGTTAAGTGTGTCATCTATCTCTATGATATGACCACTCTCTGATTCAAATACATGATTGTAAGGGTAAACGGCATTATAAGGCACAATCGGTTGAGACCATACATCCGAATCGGATGCGTCTATCTCTGTGCTGATATGTTCTTCTACTGGTACTGCGTCAAAGTCGGCAGTTGGGACGCCAGTCTTCCTTGTTAACTTACGCAACTCTAAACCTAAATGTGGGTTTGCACTATCATTGGTTGCCAACCTATTCGTATCCACCTCATTCTTATAACGAGGGTATATATTATTAGGGTCATAGAAACCTTTACTTACATCTGCCAGCTCAACAGGTTTGCCAGGCATAGTACCAATGACCATCGGTTCTTGCATAGTGTAACCATCTCTAAAGTAACCAAACACCCATGTACCTTCGACTACAAAACCTGGACTAGAACCTAGACCTGATATGCCTGAAGAAGTAATAGGATGAATGAGTTGCGACCATGGCAGGTCACTTGTAGGCAGGTCATCTTTATTATCCGTATGAATACCCACACAACGCACTCGTAGTCTGCCCAATTTCTGTGGGTCTTGCCGGTCTTCAACTACGCCGTTGAACCATATAAAGTTATTTTTTCCTAGAAAATCTTTGTCGTACATTTGTTTTTTACCGATATTTGTCTGCTTTTAATACGCTAACCATACGCATTTATTTGCCATTTAATTTATTTCTACGCATAACGCTGGCTAGTCTGCGTCCATACTTATTACTGAATGTTATCAACTCTTTAAGTCTGCGCCAGCACGCCGTAGGCGCCGTTAGAGACCACTCTGATAGTCTCTTTGGTTGCCTTCTCTTATATGTCTTTCTATGTGACCTATGAGAGTTAAGTCTGTTTGACCTCTCTGATACCCACAAATATACTTGTCCTAACATATCCGCCTCTACATTGCCTGTTGTAATTGGTCTTACATAATCTTGTTGTTGTTTTCTTCTCATATTCTCATTGTGTGCCAGCTACCATTTAGGCGCCGGACTCTTTAATTCTCTGATTACCCTCTCTGGAATAGGTATATATCTTCGTTTATACTATCTCCTTTGCCTATCGAATTTAATGCGTCTTCCTCTGTCGGATATGGCGTGGAAACAGCATCCTTGAAACATTTGAGTACCATTTCATGTCTTTGCGCCTCTACATTGACCATGTGTTTTACTGCCATAACTACATATCTTCCACTTGTATATGGGTTGTTCTCTGGTTCGCCTGGTCGTTGTACTGGTGATGTAAATGTAATTATATCACCTGCATTTACTTTTGTTAGACCATATACTAATAGACTTAAATTCATATTACGCATTGCTTGTCTCTGGTGTGTAATCAAAGGTAATAGAAACGCATTTGGTGTAAATTCAAAGTCATTGTGTACCTTACTTGTCTCTGATACCACCATAGTCTTGGCGTCTGATAATTCTGTTAATGATTTGTTTGTGTCTGCAAACTTAACACCTTTGCCTTTACCGTCTTGTGGGTATAATAGACCAGCTGTTTCAAATCTACTTGCCGCCATCTCTGTATGTGCTTGATTTGGTCCTATATCATTGTAATCGTATGTTGTAGTCTTAATTGTTTTATTAAATGCGTCATGTGTTATTACCTTATTTGAATAGAAACCATTATTAATATTATCTAATGTGTCAACTGGTTTATCAAACTCATATTTTAATACGGAAGATAATCTTCTTACTACATCTTTTATTTCAGGTTGTTTGGCGTCCTCTGTAATAGAGGTAATCATTGATTGATATTTAAATGTAGGTGGTATCTCACTTAATTGACCGTCAACCCCCATCATTGAGTCTAAACTTCTAAAGTGAAAACCCTCACTTGTCTCATAAAACTTATAACCTGCATTTAGTCTAAACTTCTTTGACTTTGCTTGTGAACATAATAATCTTATTGCTTCATATGGTTTTAAATTTGGTATTACATACTTGGCATTGGTAGATGTTGGTTCAAAGAAAAATGGTTTTTCTGATTTTAAATAGTTTCTTACTATATCAAATACTGCGTCCTCTACCGGTCCTGCATATGCTTTTGATATCTTTGTTGTACTGTTTCTATACATTTCAGGCGAACAAAAGAATATTTGATAGAGTTGTGCTCTTTCATTCTTTGGGTCTTTTCTTACTTTGTCTACCTTGTATATCTGTAACGGTATGCCTGTGTCTTCGGTCATATCGTAACCTGCCATGCCTGGTGAATTAAATTTAAGTGATAGTCTTTCAAGACCAATGATTGGTAATATACTTCTTATGTCCTGCATATCATATACGATAGCTGAACCAACAACATTGTTTAATAGTATATCTTCGGCAATTTCAAAGTTATATAATATACCCTTGATATCTATTCTTCTAGGCAGCGAGTCATCTGCAAATCTATATGAAATAATTGCTATTTCGTCAAGGTTATACTGACCAACTTTATCAAATACATCTCTATCGGTTTGTGCCATATCATTACTGCGCTATGAGTCTTCTAAACTCGTCTATAAAATTATTAAGGTAGTTTGGTTGTAACAATTTAATTTGCCTCTTTTCATCTTGTAATCTACTTTCGTACTCAATATTAGATACTGATTGAGCACCTGCTGTATCAGCATTAACTTCTATCTTATGTGAGTAATCACTAGGTCCTTGACCTTTTTGTTTACCACTTGATTGTGTTTTCTCATAGTGATGTATGCCGGCAGGATTATCGTATTTGTCTTTTACATATTGCTGAAAGTTATACTCATCTAATGGCCAGTCATAATATCTATTTACAACATTGTTCATTAAACATACAATCCAAAAATACTCTGCGTCACCATATACTTTATATGCAATTGTTTCAGGTGAATCACCTGGCGGCACATCAAACTTATCAAATAACGAAACATTATTTACTATCTTGCTTCTAACTTTCACTCTTCGCCATATGTCGGTAATTTGTTTAGTATTACTATTGACGCCTGTTAAGTTATAATCAATGACTGGAAATTGGTTAAAATATGGCATTATGCTCCCTCTATAATATCATTTTTAGTTATAATTCTGTCTTCTATAAATGATACACTTAATTTTGTGTGAACAGGTTGACCATCATCAAAAAATCTAGGTTCACCGTCAGGTGCATAATCAACTTCAACACCTTGACAATAACATGCTGATATTAAATTTAAATGTGGGTTAACATCACCTTTATTCATATAACTAATTTTAAAATAGTTTGGTATTTCAAATATAGCACCTGCTGTATCTTTAAAACCTGGCGATGAATTATATTTGAATATTGTAATTATATCTGATACTGCCTTTGCTTCATCCATGTTTCTAGGCCAGAAATCAAATGAATATGAGAAACTTCTAAAGTCAGGTGAATCATAAAACTGTTCATTTCTAGGATTTAATGCATTACCACTTCTTTTTTGCATAAATCTAATCGGGTCACCTGCACCTGCCATACTCACTAGTTCACCTACTAATTTTTTACCTTGTCGTATTGCCATACCTGAAGCACCTGCTAACGCTGCCTTTATCTGAGCAGCTGACATGTTTGTAGATGTTCCTGGGGGACCACCTCCTGAGCCTAGAAGGTCTATACTTCCTTTTATACCTTCTAAATCACCTGCAATACCAGCAGTATCGCCTTCATAGTTTTGTGAATAACTTGTCTTAATACTATTAGGCATATAGATTGCAATAGCAGCTGTAGTAATTGACTTATCACTTAATTTTGAGTCGACTTTATCTCTTTTTTGTCTTTTTGAATTTTGACCAAAGGCAACATTTGATAGTGTTGTTTGTGGACTATATCCTACAAAACCTGATTCAAATAGTATATAATGACCTAGACCATTATTACCAAGGTCTAAAGGGTATTGTACAGGACTAAATGATAATGGATTTTCAATTAATTTTTGTTCAGGTGAATCTGATATTGAAAAAGGTCCTTTTCTTTTCAATTGAGCTGCTACTTTACCAGCGTCTTTAGCACCATTTTTAGAGGCAAAATTGTTAACTGCATTTGCCAAAAATGGTGTTGCTAGGTTTGATAGTGAATTTCTAAGCTTGCTAAATGCCATGTATAAATAATCCTTGTTAGTAATATTTATATAGGTAATACGAGTGATATGAGAAAGAGTTATAAAGGTTTATACAGACCAACCAATCCAAAGAAATATGTAGGCGATTCAAAGCAAATAGTGTACAGGTCACTATTAGAGAGAAGATTTATGCGTTATTGTGACCTTAATCAAGATATTTTGTTTTGGGCAAGTGAAGAATTGCCTGTTAGATATTATAGCCCGCTAGACAAAAAATATCATAGATACTTTCCTGACTTTGTTGTAAAGACGGTGAATGGTGATAAGTACATGATTGAGATAAAACCCTCCCGACAAGTAGGAAAACCCAAATCACCAAAACGCAAAACAAAATCTTACATGCGTGAGTCATTTGAGTATATCAAAAATCAAGCTAAATGGTCTGCCGCTAGAGTGTATTGTGAAGATAATAATATGCAATTTAAAATTATTACCGAAAAAGACCTTGGTCAATATTAAGCTGAACCATATGCCAGTTTATCATGGTATGTATCAACACCTGTGTCTAAAGAACCACTATGAACATCTGTTTGAGAAGCAACTGAGCTATTATCTACATTTGTATTATTGTTTACAATCGTTGTAGTAGCACCATTACCCATACCCTCATCATATAAATCATCTTCATTCATAACTGAATCAGCAGTGTTAGCTAATTTATTTGCTTGATAATTTTTTACAGCAGCAATTTCTTTAGCAGGACCATCTGAAAAATCTTCAGCACTAACTATATTAGCAGAACCATCTGTATTTTCAAATCTTAAAACTGGAGTACCTTTATCATACAAATATCTTGAACCTTTTAAATCAAGTCTAGCACCAGTTTCTTCCATATATTCTTGAATAGCGTCTTTATGTTTATCAATATCATCAAATAAACTTTTATCTAATTTTATACCATCTTCATCAACTTTTGGTGCCTCTAGTTTTTCAAATGAACCATCTGTTTGTTTATCTAATTGGTCTTGTGATGGTTCTACATCAAATTTAATTTTATCTTTAACAAAATTAGGTAATGGTAATGCGTCTATTACACCATTGATTGTTGTTTTAATTCTGTTACCAATTGCATTAAAAAAGTCTATGATAGGACTAAACATGTTAGATATAAAACCTAATATTCTGTCTGGTAAACTTGTTACAAAGTTCTTTGCCTTTGTGTAGGCACTTGACATAAAATCACTTATTGAATTAAATATATCTGATATAAAATTAAATGCACCTTGCACAGCGTCTGTAATTGTAGTTTTTACCGTGTTGTATGCGTCAACAAAAAAACCTACAATATTATCTTTTAATTCTACAAAGTAATCGCTAATGGCAGTAAATGTATCTGAAATATATTGATTTACATTTGTCACCATATTATTCCATGGTTCAGCTATGTAATCTATAATATCAAGAAATAAAGGTTTTAGAAAATTAATTATAGTTAATGGTACTGCCAATATTGTTCTTACAATACCCTCAAATATATCATTCAAACCACCCATTACATCACCTTCAAATATTTTAGTGATACCATCAATAAACAATTCTACTGTGCCTAATAAAAATGTTATTGCCTCACCTATACCTTCAATAATACCTTTCATTAAGAAATCACCAATTTGCTTTAATACTTCTATAGCAGGTTCTAGTTTTACAAATAACTCTTTTATCTTATCTAATGCTGGTGCTAATGCTTTTGATATCTCATCTGAATATTTGTAAAGTAAAGTGAAACCTATTATTAACGCACCAAGAGGACCAAATTTACCAAATAGTTTTACTAGTAGACCTGATTTACCAAAGAATGCTGTAATTGGCAAAAATAATTTTTTTAACATGCCTGCGCCTGGTAATGCACCAAAAAATCCAAATATACCACCTGAAGCTTTATCTGCGTCTTGTGGAGATATTTTACCGCCATCATCACCGCCTGCGCCATCTAAATTTAAATTTTCTTTATCTAATTCAGTTTGGTCTTCTTTAGCTCTTCTATCTTGTAATTTGTCAAGGTCAAATATATCTTTCATTGTACTCACAACTTCACCAATACCTCTTAATGTTTTAAGTTGTATGTCTCTAATTTGTTCTAGTATTTGTGATTGACTATCTGTAGATTCTGCCAATACAGCACTACCTGAAGCGCCGACTAATGCGTCTCCTACAATTGCTTGTTGTTCTTCAACAATTCCTAATGCTGTACCTGTCTCTGCCATTATTTTTTACTCTTACTTGTTCCTGTGTATAGACCAAACCAGGCAGCGCCAGCACCAACAACGATACTGATTAACCCACTCTGTTCCATAGTCGGAGCACCTAAATTCATATACCATATTACACATTTATATAATAATACAATATAAACTGTTAAAAATAGTCTTGGAAATATTCTCCAAGCGTC